AAAGTCGAAACAAACAAAGGTAGCAGAAGGTAAAGGAGATCCTTGTTGGGATACTCACAAACAAGTTGGTATGAAGAAGAAGGGTGGCAAGATGGTTCCCAACTGTGTACCTAAAGAAGAGGCTGTTTTAGAGATGGCTTCTGAAAAGAAGATTGACAAAAAACTCCAAAAACCAGTAGACACCAAAAAACTCAATCCTGCGGATTACATTAAAAACACCAGAATGATGCCTGGATCTGGTATTGAGAAAAAAATCGCAGAAGATTGGCAGAAGAAGTCTGGCAAGAATCCTGAAGGTGGACTAAATGAAAAAGGACGCAAGTCTTACGAACGTGAGAACCCAGGTTCTGATCTCAAAGCCCCTACAAAGAAAAAAGGTAATCCACGTCGTGCATCTTTCTGTGCCCGAATGAAAGGTATGAAAAAGAAACTGACCAGTAAGAAAACTGCCAACGATCCTGATTCCAGAATCAACAAATCACTCCGTAAGTGGGACTGCTGATATGAAAACCTTCAAACAATTCACAGAACAAGTAAACACCATCAAACCACTTTCTCCATACAAGGTGATGCCACCTATGAAGAAGAAAGATGGATCATACAATCCATCTCCATTTAGAAGTTTAGTTGATCCAATTACTGGACTTAGACCTGGTGGACAAGCAAGTGTACAATCTAAACCCAAAACAACGGTTTAGTAGTCAGGTTGACAACTTAGAATTCCCTACATAGTATAATTGTAGGCATTCTTTCTACTATTCCCATGAACCACGAAAATATCGAACTCAGCACTCTCTCAAAGAGTTTTGAGTTTGAAAAGGTGTGTAGGACTATTGATGAACTTAGTGTAACAGACGCAAGAGAAACTGCGAAAGCATTCTGCAAATTATACTACAAACAACAAGAGGTTGTTGGTTCCTTGGGATTGAAACCAATAAGTGAGAGTTTAAAAGACGATGGGGAACAATGACATCTATCTTGGTAATCCTAATCTAAAGAAGGCTAATACCAGGATTGAATTCACTCAAGATCAAATTGAGGAATTCATCAAATGCAAAGAAGATCCCGTATACTTTGCAAAAAACTATATCAAGATTGTTTCTCTCGACGAAGGTCTTGTACCTTTTAATCTCTACAAGTTTCAAGAGAAACTAATTCAACGATTTCACGAGAATCGATTCAACATCTGTAAGATGCCACGACAGACTGGTAAGTCTACCACTGTGGTGTCATATTTGTTGCACTATGCGTTATTCAATGACAGTGTAAACATCGGTATTCTGGCAAACAAGGCATCCACTGCAAGAGAACTACTAGCCAGATTGGCAACTGCATACGAGAACCTGCCAAAATGGATGCAACAGGGTATTCTTGTATGGAACAAAGGAAACATTGAATTAGAAAATGGCAGTAAGATATTGGCAGCTTCTACGTCTGCGAGTGCTGTCCGAGGTATGTCGTTCAACATCCTCTTTCTCGACGAGTTCGCGTTTGTCCCAAATCACATTGCTGACTCGTTCTTTGCCTCTGTTTATCCTACTATTACTTCTGGTAAAAGCACCAAGGTAATCATGGTGTCTACGCCACATGGTATGAATCATTTCTACCGATATTGGCATGACGCAGAGAGAGGTAAAAACGAGTACATTGCAACAGACGTTCACTGGTCTGAAGTTCCAGGTAGAGATGCTGTCTGGAAAGAACAAACCATTGCAAACACTTCGGAACAACAGTTCAAGGTTGAGTTTGAATGTGAGTTCTTAGGATCTGTTGACACGTTGATCAATGTATCTAAACTTCGTTCATTGGTCTATGAAGATCCAATCAAACGAAACTCAAAAGGTTTAGATTTATATGAAGAACCAATTGCAGATCACGATTACATTGTTACTGTTGACGTTGCTCGTGGTGTGGGTATTGATTACTCTGCATTTGTTATCTTTGACATCACTACATTTCCACATAAAGTAGTTGGTAAATTCAAGAACAACGAAATCAAACCGATGTTGTTCCCAAGTGTCATCTATGATGTTGCGAAGGCTTATAATAATGCATTCATTCTCTGTGAAGTGAATGATATTGGAGATCAGGTTGCAAGTATCTTGCATTACGATCTGGAATATCAAAACATTCTGATGTGTGCGATGCGTGGTCGTGCAGGTCAAATTGTTGGACAGGGTTTTTCTGGCACCAAAACACAGATGGGTGTCAAGATGTCCAAGACCGTGAAAAAGATTGGATGTTCAAACCTCAAGACGATGATTGAGGATGACAAGTTGATCTTCAATGATTATGACATCATCTCAGAACTCACTACTTTCATTCAGAAGAGTAATTCATTCGAGGCAGAAGAAGGTTGTAATGATGACCTTGCAATGTGTCTGGTAATTTATGCATGGTTGGTTGCTCAAGACTACTTTAAGGAGTTGACTGACCAGGACGTTAGAAAGAGAATATATGAAGATCAGAGAGATCAAATAGAACAGGACATGGCTCCTTTTGGATTCATCATGGATGGAACTGAAGAGGAATCATTCGTGGATGCCGATGGTGACAGATGGCACGTTGATGAATATGGTGATCGTTCTTACATGTGGGATTATCGATAATGGATCTAGATGAACAGTTTGAATCTGGACATCTTCTTTTTCAACAAAGAACTTGTCGTGTCTGTGGAGAGACAAAAGATTTGACTGAGGGATTCTACAAAACTAGAAAGACGAGAGGAGATATACCATCTGCATATTCTTATGAGTGTAAGACTTGCACCAAGAAAAGAATCAAAGAGAGTCGTAAAACAGACAATGTGTCCTGGGCATATCCAGATTGGTGATGTTCATTGGCGATTTCCCCGTTCAGAGACCTTGAAATTTATAAATATTTTTAGGAAATATGAGACATCTTTAGGGAGACTTACTAAATGGCTAACATCGGCTTAGTATCTCCAGGGGTAAAGGTCAGGGAGGTTGACCTTACCGTTGGTAGAATTGACGCTATCAGCGATCAAACGGGTGCCATTTGCGGTCCTTTTTCTCAAGGACCAGTTCTTGAACCAATTCTCATTGAGAATGAGCAAGAACTCTTAAGTATTTTTGGCAAACCAAGCGACAACGACAGACAGTATGAGTACTGGTACTCTGCTTCAAACTATCTCCAGTATGGAGGTGTTTTAAGAGCCGTTAGAGTCGATGGTGCTAACCTTAGAAACGCAAACGTGGGTGCAGTAGGTATTGCTACAACCACCACACTCAAGATCAAGTCCTACGAGGACTATCAGAACAATTATGAGTCTACCTCCTCCTACAGACTCGCTGCAAGAAACCCAGGAGATTGGGCAAACGGACTGAAGGTCGCAATGATCGACGGTATCGCTGACCAAACTCTGAACATCGGAGCACATGCCGTTAATCACGTTTCGGTTGGTCTTGCTGTTACTCAAGCAACCAGTTCTGTAGTTGCAGGTGTAGGTACAGAAATCACGAATGATGGTTATCTGCAAGGTATCATCGTTGGTACAGGAACCAGCACAATCGACATTAAGGTTGTCAATAGAGTATCCGCTGCAGGAACTATTTTCCCAGTTGAATACACTGAAGGTGGTGCATATGCATTCACAGTCGGTACTGCAACCAGCACGGGACAATTCGGTGTACCAGGAACCGCTGGTGTTTCAATCAGCACAGTAACTTCTACAATCGCATCACCTGCCGCAGGTCTTTCGACAGTTGCATCTGTAACTTCTCAACAGGATTGGTACGATAACCAGTTCATTCAACTGGACAACGGACAGATCCTCTGGAAGTCTGTTGCAGAAAAACCAGGAACCAGTGGTTATGCAGCTGCAAGAAACTCCAAGAACGACGAAATTCACGTTGTTGTTGTTGATGACAAAGGTTCTATCTCTGGTAACGCTGGAACAATTCTTGAGAAACATGCCTTCCTTTCCAAAGCAAAGGATGCAGTAAACTCCCTTGGTGCTAGAGTATACTACAAGGAATACATCGCTGACAACTCTGACCAGATTTTTGTTGGTGTTGCAACGGGTAACGGATCCATTGCATCTGGTATTGCTACGGCATTTACCGCAACTTCCACTGAAAACGTCTGGGGCACAGATGCTCAAGACATTACTTTCAACGGTCTCGGTAACACCCTCTACAAGTTAGGTGGTGGTAAGGATTACTCTGGAACAAACAATGAAGGCGGTTATGCAACCACTCTTGGTGACCTCATCGGTGGATATGAGTTGTTTGAAAATGAGGCAGAATACTCTGTAAACTTCCTCATCAACGGACCTGGTATCACAGGTAGTCTTACACAGTCCCAAGCTAAGTCCAACAAACTGATTCAACTGGCAGAATCTAGAAAAGATTGCATCGCAGTTGTTTCTCCACACAGAGAGTCTGTTGTTGACATCACAAGTCCAAAAACTCAGACAGATAACGTAGTCAAGTACTTTGACGCACTGACATCTTCTTCCTATGCAGTCTTTGACTCTGGATATAAGTATCAGTTTGACAGATTCAACAATAAGTTCAGATACATTCCTCTGAACCCTGACGTTGCTGGTCTGATGGCTAGAACTTCTCAGGAACAGTTCCCATGGTTCTCTCCTGCAGGTTCTCAGAGAGGCGCAATCCTCAACGCCGTCAAACTTGCATACAACCCAAGTAAAGTTCAAAGAGACACTCTGTACACCAGAAGAGTTAACCCAGTTATCTTCTCGCCTGGTGGTGGTTTTGTTCTGTTTGGTGACAAAACTGCACTTGGTTTTGCTTCTGCATTCGACAGAATCAACGTTAGAAGACTGTTCCTCACCCTGGAAGCTACAATCGAAGTTG